CACTGACATCATTATATGCATGAGAACGATCAATTACCCCTAGAGGGTTGTCTGAATACTTATATTTGTAATCGTATCTTTCTTTAACGATAGAAAAATTTTTATATTCTTTGAGCATACTAATAATGGAAAAACGGTCAAACAAACGTATTAATCTTGCATGTTCTATTTCTTTTAAAGGAAATGGAACACTATTTAAAGTAATATATCTTGCCAATGAATCTCTGATATCATCTTTATCATATTCACGGATCAATAAATTCCAATCTTCTTTTTTTATTAATGGGATTTTTCTATGATCAGAATTATTTTCAAAATATTCTATAAGTTTTTGAACAATCATATAAAAAAACTATCTATCGTATTACGTCTTTCATAATTCCAATCAACGCATTTGAGTATCGATTTCAAAGGTTCCAAAAACGATTTATCAAATTGCATGTCATAATCTATATAATCCTTTAAACCAAATTCTGGAGGTAATATAGTACCCATGCTGACAACTGATTCACCGGAAGGATTTGGAACTTTTAAGTAAGTAAATTTTATTTTCTCTCCTTCTTGTATCATGGCATGAGTATTCGTCAATTTTTTCTTTTTCAGCATATGATTATGCATAATAGTACCACGAACATGTATAGGTGTTCCTTTTTTATACAAAGTAACACTATCAGAATACTTAGCGATACCTTTTACAGAACGAGGAAAAGCAACATCTTCGGCAGATAATTTACTAAATTCTACTCTAAATTTTTCAATGAAGTCTATCATTTCATTTTCCGTACCATTCATCAAAATCTGAAAAGCGTCATTTAACTTATTTCTAACAATAGCAGGAGTAGACGATTTTACAGATTCAATACCCATGACTTTTAATTTTGGTTTTGCATATTGAACACCTTCAGAATTATGAACATTCATAATATAATGTTTTTTCCCTGTCCAAACTGCTTTATCTGCTAAAACCTCTCTCTTCATGTTCATCTTTTGCTGAAATGCATTCATATACTCTTTAAGATTATCAAATGAAGTATTAATAACATTTTGCATTTTAGTTTCACAAACTTTATCAAGAAATTTAATAATTTTTTCTTTATCGGAAGTATCTTCAAAAACGTTTTTGACCAAATCATCAAAACAAACATAAATCGAATCAGTATCAACGGCCACGATAAAATCTTTATCTTCCGTTTTCAATATCTTATTCAAGTATTTGTTAACATCTCTCTCAACCCAACGAATAGACAACTGACCTCCAGATGTAATAGCTTCTGCCTGCTTTATATCATAAAATCTAAAATATTGATTTCCTAATGCACCATAAGCAGAATTTAATTGAATTTTTCTGGCCATTTGCATATTATTCAAACTAGCCACTCTCTTGTCTATTTCTCTTTTTTTGACAGGATCTTTTTCATTTTCATATTCTTGCTTTGCTTTAAGCATATCTTTCTTAAAGATTTTTCTCTCTGCATACATTCTTTCCATCATCTCCGCCAGAAAACCTTGTTTATCATTCTTGAAATGAAAACCATTTGCAGCAAGAACCATTTTTTGTTTTTTAGCATACTCAGTATCTATTTCTTGATCTAATAGTTTATCAACAGTGACAGGTTTTGGAGGATAATCTCTAATAATAGTGTCTGGTGAAATATTATATTGCATAATTAAATGCGGATATAAACTATCAAGATCAAAACTAGCAACCCACTCATACATTCCAGGAATAGGTTCTTTCACAAAGGCACCCATATAAGGTTCATTTTTTATAGTAGTTTGTTTAGGAGGAATGACTATATTTTTGCTTCTTAATTCATTGTATATCAATGTATCCCACATTCTTACTTGTGTAAACACATCTGTATAGTTTACCTTAGCATCATACGCCAAAACTATGGACATTTCAATCAATTTCATCTTTTCTTCGAGGCGAGTAACTAATTCAACGTCTTTAATGTTATAATCAATAAATTTTTGATAATCCTCTTTCCATAAATTGTGTAAAGATCCGAATTCAGTATAATCAAGTTTTCTTTCACCCAATTCAACGTGAGCAATGTGATCTAATCTATAGTTTTCCTGTTGTGTATGAGTAAATTTACGATAAAGATCCAAATAATCAAGTGTAGCAACACCCATCACCTCAAAAGATTGCTGCTCTCTTGTACCACCAAATCCAGCCTGATTAACTGTTCTCTCACTAACAAAGTTCCAAGGAGATAATTTAGATGGTCCCATCTTCGATGAGGATTCATCGAATAATCTATTCATGCGATTTACCAAATAAGGAATATCAAAAAACTTAACATTCCAACCAGTAATTATATCTATGTTTTGATGACTCCACCAATCAATAAATTCTGTGAGCAAATGTAATTCATCATCACAAGAAAAATATCTAACATTATCTTGACTAACTTTATAAGAACCAACACCAAAAACCCACAATCTATCACCTATCTGAACAGTGATAGCAGTGACTGGTTGACTTGCGATTTGAGGATCAGGAAATCCGTTTTCAGATCCAACCTCAATATCAATGTTGGCAATTCCTATTTTACTAAGGTCATATTTAACAGTAGAAGGAAAATTATCAGAAATAAAAGTATAATGATAATTTGTGTTACCGTAAATACGAAAATTGTCAATATTTTCATATTTTTTTATAAACTCTTTTGCCTCTTTGATCGTTCCGCATTCTATAGGAGAAACATATTCTCCTTCAAGTGTTTTGAATTTGGTAGGTTTTGGAGAAGGTATATAAAGGGTGGGGTTGTATTCTAAAGTTTCTTTAAAATGTTTACCATTTTCATTGATTCCTCGGTAATAAATTTTACCACCCCAATTTTGAACGTTTGTGTAAAAACTCATTTAATATCCTTGACAACAGTATTATTATGTTTCTCTAACATATGATAACAATAATTTAACTGTTTGTCAAGAAATCTCTTGTATTTAAACCATATTGAAGTGTTGACTAATAAAAAATTTCTATAAATTTTAATTATTTTTTTAATCATTTTACTTTTTTACCGGGTTGCCATTCTAAATATTTTCCTTTAGTTTTTGCATTTATTATTCTAGAATCTTTTCGATTCTCACCGTTTCTTGTGTAAGAAACATGTACCCAACCACTATTTGGATCTTCGTCTGGATCATGAAATTCTAAAATTAATTGATCATAATCCAAATTCTCATATATCCATGTCGCCAATTCTAGATTAGATAAACCATAAATTTCAAAATCCGCTGCTTCACCTTTGGCATGTTGAGATCTAGATGAAGAACCGATTGCTTCACATAGTTCAATTGAACGATAACCGGAATTTATTTTTACAGATTTCTGATAAAAATCTCTCACAGGTTGTAAAATATTACAGCACAAATTAGTTAACGAAATTATGTGTTCTATGTCGGGGGTATTTTCGATGCCTTTTCTGATAGCAGTATCAGAAAATGTCATTTCTTTGAGGGAAAAATTTTTAGTTAAATTCATATTAAAATGTCCTACAAACAAAAAAGGGGGTAATAAATACCCCCTATGTTGTTAAATATTATAATCTACTTTTTTCACACCATCATCTATTGCAATTTTACGAGGTTTTTTGTCCTCAGGTATCACTCGCTCCAATTCAACTGTCAATAAACCATTTAACAAATCCGCTCCTTTCACAACTATATCATTGGCGAGATGAAATTTACGGGTAAAAACTCTCTTGGCGATTCCATGATGAATATAATCACTTTCATTATTTTTATCTACTGGCACTGATTTAATAGTCAAAGTGCCTTCTGCCAATTCTATGTCCAAATCATCTTTACTAAAACCTGCCAAAGCAAGTTCTATAACATATCTATAATCATCGATTTTTCTAATATTATAAGGTGGATATCCTCCCACATTTGTGGCAGCAAAATCATTATTAAAAAGACGATTAAAAAAAGTATCGAACCCGATTGACTGTGATAATTGGCGTTCAATATCTTCAATAGTTCTTGGAACTAAATAACTGGTCATATGCTCTCCTTTAATAGCGAGATTAATATAATTCCTCTGCTTTCGCCAGAGGGTGTGGCTTCTTGCCACATTGAGGATTCAATAATGAACTCCTCTTAAACTTCTAGATCCCACCAATTTTTTTGTGCCATGATCATAGGACCACGCATTTCGGTAGGAAATTTACATATACCATAATCTTCTATAATATCCTCTTCAGCAAAAGTATCATCACCAAAACTAAAAGGGCGACTTCCTGTTCTCGACATAAATGTTGCCTCGTTTCCTTTTAATTTTCCAAGAGGAATTTCTTCATGGTACTTAATCTGATTATTTGGACAATGATTTGTCCCTATCACAAAAGTATTATTTTCTCCGGCTTTTCCGAACAAAATACTATCTTGTTCAAATTCTTCTCCGAGTTTAAGTAACATTTTTTTTAAAGTTCCCTTATTCTCCATATCAACTACAAAAAAAGTATTTTCTTTTTGAGGTTTTTGGGCAGAAGAAGAACCAAATCCTTCTATATAACTTCCTCTTATTTTAGTAACCCTAAAACCTCCTGCAAGCAACTTAGCCAATAGTGATTTATTGCGCTGTAAATTTTCTTTTGTTGTATATTTAGTTCCTTTTCCGCAATCTCTATAGCCTCTAAATGAAGTTAAAAAACCATAATCATGTTCTGATATATGTTTCGAAA